GACTTGCTACCGAAAAAATTCGCAGATGCAGCCTTGGCCTATTGGATGACTTGGGAGCCAAGCACTAACACTAAGATGAAAATCATGAAATTGAACTCATTTGATGAAGTGTAGGAGGGGAAGAAGATGGACAATGTTCTACTTTCACTATCTGAATGGATTAAGTCCGTTATCAAGGACACAATCACAAGGCTAGTCGAAATAGAAAAAGATAGCGACCACTATCCAGAGCTGATGGATGTAGGCACTACTTGCGAATTTCTAGGAATCAACTATGACACATTTTCAAATAATTATCGTTACATGAAGGGATTTCCAAAAGAACTCCCTGGCAAAAAATGGTCAAAAAGAGCCATCAAGGAATGGCTCTCAAATCAACTATAATAACTTTACTAAAAGGCTTCTGGACAAGGTCTTAGCAAAATTATTTGACTTTATTATAACACAAAAGAGGATGAAAAACATGAACAATTTACAAATTATCGCAGTATGCACAGTAGTGTCAGTAGTATTGATTGAATCACTGATGATGAATATCAAGCTGAAAATGGCCATGAGACCGAAGAAGATTCCATTTCAAGCGCCACAAATCGAAAAAGGGTTTATTGACTTTAAAACAGGGCGACGTGTGGACATTGATCCCGTGACACGAAAAGAAACATTTGTGGATTAGTAGAGAAATGGAGGGGAGTAATGTCTGAAATCAAATGGATTAAGATTACTACTGATGTTTTTGACGATGAAAAAATCTGTCTTATCGATGCACTTCCTGATCATGATGCTATTCTGGTGATTTGGTTCAAAATTCTAGTGTTGGCTGGAAAATTGAATAAAAATGGAGTTTTAGCAATTTCACCTAATTTAGTTTATACAGATGAAATGTTAGCTAATAGATTTCAAAGACCCCTCAACACTGTCAGGATGGCCTTGGGAATCTTTGAACGGTTCGGTATGATTGAGGTTATTGAGGGTGTCATTACCTTGCCAAACTGGGAAAAACATCAAAACATTGATGGGATGGAGAAAGTCAAGGAACAAACACGAAAACGTGTAGCTAGACATCGAGAAAAACAAAAAGAGCTCGCCATTGGTAACGTTACATGTAACGTTACAGTAACGGAAAGTAACGGAACAGAAGAAGAAAGAGATGAAGATAAAGAATTAGATAAAGATGAGAATATAACTACTAATAGTAATAGTGAAAATATCTTAGAACTATTTCAGTCTGAATTTCGTAGACTGCTATCAGGTTTTGAAATCGAAGAAATCAATCATCTGTTAAACGAAAATGACTCTGGACTAGTCAAAGAAGCATTAAGGACGGCTGTTACTTCAGGAAAACCAAATGTTAGCTACATAGGTGGCATTTTGAGAAATTGGCGGCAGAAACAAGTTACTACAGTTGAACAAGTTCGACAATCTGAGAAGCAGCGTAAAGAGAAGAAAGATGAACAGGAGGATAAGCAAGAATGGGGGTTTTAGAACTTATCAAGCAATTTGAAGAGGAATTTTATCCGATAAGTGAAGAAAAGAAGTCTTTGCTTATTAAAAAACCTCTTTCTACTGTCACTGCTTGCTTGTCAGATATGGCCAGCTGGCAGGCTTGCGGAGGTAAGGTATCATGGTAACTGATGCACTCGAGGAGATGGCCTTATCTTACCATAGAAATACTGAACAACAGGCCGAAATTTGCGAAAAGCATGGGATTCCCTTAATCAAAATCCTCCGGACAAATGATGTCCTTTGTCGCTTATGTGAATCGGAACGGATCCATGCAGAGAACCAATTGAAGGTGGATGAGCTGGCTGATGCAGAGCATGAGCGAGAGCGGAGGTTTTATCTCGAGAAATTCTCTCTCTATGATGATGTTCTGAAAAATGCTACTCTTGACAACTTCGACACACCGACCGAAAAAGAGACGGAAAAGCTAGCTTTTGCAAATAGGATTTGCCAAGAGTGGGCTGAGGGGGCTAGAAATAATGTTGTTTTTCAAGGAGAAGCTGGAACAGGTAAAAGCCATCTTGCTTTTGCTATGATGAAATATTTATCAGAGAATACAAAGGAAATTGCTATTTTTATCAATGTCACTGACTTACTGATGAAAATCAAGGCGGACTTTAGCCAGGAAGAGTTCCTGGTCAATAAAATTGCTAGTGCAAAGTTTTTGGTCTTGGATGATCTTGGCATGGAGAAGGACAGTGAGTGGTCCTTCAGTATTCTTTACAACATTCTTAATAAAAGGGCCAATACTGTTATCACGACCAATCTGACTGCACAAGAAATTCAGAAACGCTACGGTCGGCCGTTTATGAGTCGATTGATGAAAGGTGTAGACAATAGTCATCTGATGGTTTTTAATGACTTGAAAAACAAAAGGAAAGATTATTTCTAGAAAGGTGGTACCTCTTGTTATTAAATCTTTACTTCGTCTACAATGGGCACTGCAAGTTTTTCCTTGGGAGTTTTAACAATGTGGATGAACTTATCGAACGGATGAAAGACCATCAATGGGCTTTCTCAGGTATTACTAGGCCAAAATTCAAGAAACACATCGGAAAAGACGATGTGAGATTTGATTACGGTGCGATAGATTGCTATTACTTAGCGACAAAATCAACGTGCCGCGAACCACGTTAAAAGCGAGCTAGGAATTTGTCAGTAAAGGTTATGTGACCTTGGACGAGCGACTGTCCGTATTTAGCCAAGCACACAAAGGCAGTCGCATTTTTTGGAAAATGATATGAATGAAATCAAAGAAAAAGCCTTAGCTAAGTTGCTAGAGGAATTAAATCAACCACATGATAACTCACTTGACCGTATTCATAACTGGATATGCGACCAGGAGGATGAGGAATTATTTAAAGGAATCTTAAAAGAGCGATACTCTCTGAAGTGTGCTTTAAACCATGCTAAAGAAAAAGCTCGTAAATTTGCTGAAAACGGAGTCGCTTGTATCGATGATGCTACTGTCTTCAGATGGGTTCGAGAATATTTTATCTCAAATTCGCAAGTATCTAACATCAAGCAGGTGCCTGTTGAATCTGTCAAGAAGAAGGTAGAAAAGCCTAAAAATCCTCCTGAAAATAAAGTTGATGCGGTCAAAACTAAGAAAGAGAAAGGAGTAGTCGAAAAGCAAATGAGCATTTTCGATTTCTTGGATGAATGAAACATGAACAATGCAAGCGAGAAGCTGAAAGACGTTTAAAACCACCTGCAGACTTTTGGAGATGGTGTTATTCGCGGATTACAACGTACAAATGGAGCAATAAGGACAAGACAATAATCGCTTCAGACTTGGACCTTGGCCATTGTATTGAAAAGCGACTGACAAAGTCGTCACGGCTCACTTTTTATGACAAGACCTACTTTTTCTCAATCATTCTCAGCACGTCTAAACGCATCGAGATTCAATCTTATGAATTTAGCTCGAAGCTAGTCGAAGGGAAACAATTTATTGATTTTCAACTTACTAATTTAGAACGATTTGAAAATGATAAACACATAAAGATTGGCCAAGATTACAACGGACAATTTTATCCGTATCTATTCGCCAATTTCTTTAGTGGCGGTTTTTACACAGGAAATATTTTTTATCCAAACAACTGGGCTGAGAGACTTAGAAAAGTATCTGAGCTCAAATATTTGAAGTTTGGATACATCGATTACTGGGAAATTGAACGGCTTTACAAATACAAGTTTGAAATTGAATTCGCACAGAAAATTCATGCTTATAGGTTGGCCAACGAAATCATGTATCCAAATTATAGGTTTGGATTCACAAGAACCGTAGATATGCGAACCTTGAACCGTAGATGGCTTCAGAAGAACAAACAATTCTTTAAGAATTCAAATCGTAGTTTCAATGAATTTGAATTGAGCCGTCGGTTGAAAGAGCGGAACGGCCAGCTGGTGCCTGGAATTGAGTCTTATCTGACTTACCACGACATTAAGCATATACCGAAAGGTGTAGGGATCAATAAATTTCAGAAATGGGTTATCAAGAATAGCATTGACTTCAATGAATACCTTGACTATCTCAAGATGCTACGAGAAATGGGCATTGAGCCTGAAGGTGATGCTATGCTTGTGCCAAAGGATTTCACGGCCATGCATAATCACACAGTCGGATTATATAATCAATTCGTCGAAGAAAAACAAAAACTGGAAGATAAGAAGAAACGCAAGCAACTTGAAGCTGAGTTTAAACTTAGAGAAGGAATGGATAAGACAATCAATGGATACGCATTCTATGTTCCTAGAAAAGTGGCTGAGCTGATCTATGAGGGCAAGAAACTACATCATTGCGTAAGCTCATACACAGACAAGCATTTTAAAGGCAATACTTTGATAGTATTTGTCCGTCTATCAAATCAACCAAAAACACCTCTTTACACACTTGAGGTAAAGCAGGGTAAGATAGTCCAGTTTCGTGGAAAGTATAACGAAGATGTCCCAAGCGATGTCTGGGACATAGCCAATGAATGGATGAAGCAAACGAAATTAGTACCAAAGTCAGCATAAAGGAAAAAGGAGTAGGACGATGATGGAAGATTTAAAGAAAAAAGTTAATGGAGTATACGGCTGGTCAATAGAAAACGGGAAGCTGAAACCTCCCAAACAAGATTTACCACAAGCGGTAAAAGACCGGGCGGACTATTTCTGGGAAATGACAGAAGATGGCATGACGTTTATGGGAGTGATGGAATGTATCTTCGCTGATGAAAAACCTAAAGACTATGATTTGGGAGCTACCAAGGATTGGTTGTCAAAATCTAAGGAGTTTGATGATTGGATTGGCTATTCACCAGGCATGTCTCAGTTAGTTATTGCAGTTTATTTAATTTATGGAGGAAGGGAAGATGAACATTCAAGGACTAATTGAACGATACGAAAAATTTAAAGCTAGCAAGAAGAAATTGACATCGGTTGATTTGGTTTTGAAAGACTTACGGTCTTTAGATGAACCAGAACCGTTGCCGTTCAAGTTAAAAGATGTCGTTCGTCGAATCAGAGGGTTTGATCCGACGACACAGACTAGATGGCTTAATGATATTCTTAAAGAATTAGGGAACGACTACGGTTCAATGAAATATCGTGAGGGCT